CTCTGCTTTTTCTTTTCCAAACTTACCACTCAGATAACCTGAGACAGGATCAAGTTTAGTCATATAAGCATCGAAGTCTTTATACAAACTAGTATTAGTTCCAGTTGGTCTTTCTAATTCTAACATATCCTTAAACTTTGTCAAGTAAGTCTTAAACATATCAAGGTGCTCATCTACCTCATCCATAGTACACTTGACTACATAAATGTTTTCTGAAAAATGATTACCAGGTTCAAAGAAACGAATATCCCCATCTTGTTTTGGTAAACCATCAACAGAGAACAAATAGTTTTCTACAGGATGTTGAAAATCAAAGACAATAATGACCTTCTTGTCAAAAAATCCCATAAGATCCATACCAAAACATGGAAGATTACTGCCTGTCTTAGGATAGATGATGTTGTTGTAAATGCAAGATTTTTCATTCCAGATCTCCACTTCTCGTGACTTAATTATATATGGAGTTGTGTACGTTTTTGCGGTTAAGTATGTACCTTTAGACTCCCATGTAGCCCAAACGCTCCCTACACCGTTGTGGAGAGGGAGCGTTTCGTGCAGAATCTTTTTGTAATTAACCCATAGATTCATTTGTTCTCATCTTCTTTCTTGTCCATTTCAAAGTCAGCATCCACTTTGTCATATAACTCAAGGAATGATTGCTTTGTCTCATCATCAAATCTGTTGATACAAACTTGAATTGCCTTTTGCTTATTATTGAAGATTGCGTATGCACGAATGATGTGAACTAATCTTCTTGTGCTGATAATCTCTTCGATACCACCATCGTAGAATGTCTTACGAATGATGTCACCCCAATCAACTAATCTCTTACAGAAATCAGCATCATTAACACCAAGAGTTGCAGCAATCTTTTCTAAGATTTTATTCTCTACTTACTGGAGATGGGTAGGATTGCTCGAAGGTAACTGGGAATCTTTCGAGGAATGCTTCGTTGAGCACGTTAGTTCCAATAAAGCGTCCGTCGTCTGAACCTTTACCCTTAGTATTTGCGGTGGCGAATATGTTGAATCCGTCTCTTGGCTCAACGTATCTTCCAATCTTTTTAAGGAAAAGACCATTTCCCTCAAGGACGCTCTGAAGGCAGAGGATTTTGTTAGAGGCAAGGTCGATTTCGTCAAGTAACAAGATTGCTCCTCGCTCAAGTGCTTCGATGACTGGGCCATTGTGCCATACGGTCTCACCATTAACAAGACGGAAACCGCCAATAAGATCATCTTCATCTGTTTCAATAGTAATGTTTACACGGATAATTTCTCTACCCAACTGAGCACATGCTTGTTCAATACCAAATGTCTTACCGTTACCAGATAGACCAGTTACGAAAGTAGGATAGAATAATTTAGATGCAATAATTTTTTTAACATCTTGGAAAGAACCAAACCTCACAAAAGTATCATCTTTCTGTGGAACTAAGTTCTTTTCTGCAGCTGGCATCGCAGAAGGAGACTTGAAAGACTTTTCAATATTCTCTACAGACTTTTTAGTTACTGTAAGATTCCACTTGCCTGGACTAACTCTGTACTTTTTGATTTTTTTAGTTACAGTTGCGTATCCAATGTTGTTCATTGCAGCAAAAGCACGAACATCAGCAGCAGTAAGTTCATTACCGTATGTGCTTTTTAATCCGTCAAATGCTTGCTGTTCTGTCATTTTAAGTTCAAAGGGTGCAAATGTTTTGTTTGTCATGATGTAATTTGTTTCGTTACACCTATTATAATCGACCCAGATATAATATCTATATCAAATGTGACAGTTTAATAACTGGATTCCATCTGCTCTACCTTGTCTGCTTCACAACAAGAGTAAGTTAAATCCTCTGTCCAGTAGGACTTATATATTTTATTCCATACAACATCAAACTCTTCTTGATTCAAATTCTTAAACAAACATTTATCTTCTAAGTAGATGTGATAAGATTTCATTCTTCTTGTTTTTTTAGTTCGTCTTCTAATTCTTTAACTAATTTCTTTTTACTATGTCTACGATCTAATTCAATACCTAGTTCTCTACCAAACTCCTCTAGCTCTATCTTGGATAGAGATTCCAAATCAACTTGGCCTTCATCAGAGTCACCCTCTACAATTTCGGGTTCTGGTTCAACTACGATAGGTGGAGTAGTTTTTCCACCTATTAAATCTCCAAATCTACTCATGGGTTTACTTTAATTGTTGCAAGTATTTATCAAGCAACCAATTCTATAAACTCACTCAATATCTTTTTGTTCATCTTTTTACCTTTAAGAGTCTTAGCAAATGCTCTCTTGATATCTGCCTTTGTTGCATCTTCTTTGACTTCAAAATCTGTATCATTGCTCAAAGCATTAGATGACAACCCAAAGTAAGTATGATATCCAGAAGTCTTGATTGATGCGGTCTTTGTGTCTCTCCATACCACTCTTGCATTGATAAGGTCTGTGCCATCAAGATGAGTGCTTAAGAAACTGTAAGAATCTCCAGAGGTCAAAAGACGAATACCGATGAAGTTCATACTTGGAAACTTGTCACGAAGATTCTTCAAGAATGCATCTGTATAAGAAGCACTACCATACCAACCTTCACCAAAGGAATATGTCCTTCCAGTTTTACGACATCTTAAGAAACAATTCTTTCTTGCACTATTGCTAGAACCAAGATATGTCTTAGTTGGGTCATAATGACTAACGTGCTCACTATGATATGTAAGTGGATGACCTTCACCATCAGTTAGAATTACACACTGAACCTTTTGTACATCATTATCTTTCTGGAAAGATGGAAGAATCTGATGTAAGGCAATCATAGTCTCGTGTAATGGTGTTCCAGATAGATTTAGACCTAGAGGAACGTTGTATCTATCTTCACCATATGTATGGTATCCAAATGTGCTTGCAATTCTGAACATAGACTTCATTTGCTTTTCTAATACCTTACCTTTTGTTTTACTGGTAAACATATTGAGTAATGAAAAATTCCTATCTACATCAAAC